ATATGTAAATCCATTTGCCATAAAGATAAATATAAGACCCTTGTTTTTCCTTATAAATAGCCACAAATAAAAAATCCCGATATATATCGGGATTAATTATTTAATTAGGACGAACAACCGAAACATTCGATTTCAATTCCTTCAGGTTTTGGTGGTAAATTCATATTACTATAATCAATTTTAGGAACCTCCACATTTGGTTTTGGTTTCTGTGTCTTTGATAGGTCCAACGCTAAGTGTTTAGCCCCAGTTGAAATCGCCTTAGTCCTTACATAATAACATAATGTTTTCAAACCTTTTTCCCACGAGTGAAAGTGAGATGATGTAATTTTAGACAACGTAGGATTCGACATATATATGTTCATAGACTGAGACTGGTCGATGAATGGTGCTCTATCTGCCGCCATATTAATCAAGTCTCTCTGAGAAATCTCCCAAATTGTTTTGTATTTAGGAATTAAATGTTCAATTCTTTTAACCTTTTTATTATAGTTTTTATCTTCAGGGTCAAGATATTGATTGAAATTAATGTTCTGAATAGAACCTTCATTCAAAATAATTTCATTCTTCAAATCTTCAGACCAAATACCAATTTTTTCAAAGTCATTAATTAAGTACTTGTTCACAATCATAATTTCTCCTCCAACAACTCTTCGGTTGAAGAGTGCTGAATGTGCTGGTTCAGTCATTTCAAATGAACCTGTAATTTTTGCTGAAGATGCAACTGGCATCTGAGCAGTAAACAAAGAGTTACAAACACCAAACTCTTGAACGTCTTTCTTTAATGTTTCCCAATCTAAAAATAACTCAGAGTCATTAATTTCCCACATATCAAATTGGAAAATACCTTTTGACATCGGAGAACCTTTGAAGAATTCGTAAGGATGTCTAATTCCTTTCTTACACAAATCATTACTTTCAGTAATTGCTGCGAAGTAAATTGCCTCAAAAATATTTTTGTTCAAAGTCTTAGCCTCATCAGAAGTGAAAACATAATCCAAAAGACAGAACACATCTGCTAAACCTTGTACTCCAATACCAATCGCTCTTTGTTCTAAACCTCCTTTAAGACCTTTTTCAGTTGAATAATTATTCTTGTCGATAACATTGTTCAACGCTCGTACTGCTTTTCTAACTTCTTGAATTAATAATTTGTAGTCAAACTTTCCCTCAACAATAAAGTTTTTAAGAACGATTGATGATAAAGTACAAATCGCTGTTGTGTTCTCATCAGTATACTGATAGATTTCATTACACAAGTTAGATTGTTTAATCACACCAATGTTTTGATGGTTGGTTTTCTTGTTCGCACTATCTTTAGCACATAAGTAAGGAACCCCAGTTTCAACTTGAGATTCAATTACTTTACTCCAAATCTCTTGGGCTTTCACTTTACGACCAATACCAGCATTAACCGCTAACTGATAGTTTCTTTCGTATTCGTCACCAAAACATTCCTGTAAAGGTTTGATACCTGCTTTGATAATATCATTTGGACAGAACAAATACCAATCTTCATTGTTTTTTACCGCTCTCATGAAATTATCAGGAATCCAAAGTGCAGTAAATAAGTCTCTCGCTCTCAATTCTTCAGCACCTGTATTCTTTTTAATATCCAACAAGTCGAAAATATCTTTGTGCCACGGTTCCAAATAGATTGCCGCACTACCAGGTCTTCTACCTTGTTGATTAAAGAATCTTAAAGATTCATTAACAATCTTCAAGTACTTCAACAAACCTCCGGCAAATCCACCTGAAGACGTAATTCGACTTTCTTTACTTCTAATGTTAGACATCGATAATCCAATACCCGCAGCATCTGAAGAATATGTTGAAATATCATTCAAGGTTTTTAGTAATCCTTCTCTTGAATCTGAATTATTATAATGTAATACACAAGAAGCAAGTTGAGGAACTTTGGTTCCTGAGTTAATCATAATTGGAGTCGCCTTAGAAATTCTCTGACTTGATAATGAATGATAATACTCCACAGCCTCTTCGAATGAATTGGTCACCCACAATGCAACTCTCATGTACATATGTTGAGGTCTTTCGATTGTTCTTCCTTCAGGTGTTTTCAATAGATACATTTCTTGTAATGATCTCCATCCAAAATAATCAAAGTTGTAATCATTCTCATGATTGATAACCTCATCAATTTTAGAAGGTCCATACTTCTCAATCACCTCCATAAGTTCATCATGAACAACACCATCGGCATGAAGGGTATGCATTACATTTGAAAAACTTGGGTCAGTTTCTTTATGATAGGATGAGATAGCAACTGAAGATGCAAGTCTTGAATAATCATAATGACTTCCAGTATATGCAGCTGCAATCTCATAAACAAGTTTGTCTAACTCTTTTGTTGTTATATTACCTTCAGTTGGTACTGATGTTATCACCTTAATGAAAATCTCATCAGAGTTTACAGTCAATCCTTTTGCAGCTCGTTTAATTCTATTATAAATTTTTTGAGGATTGAATGCAACATCTTCCCCACCTCTTTTTTTAATTTTTAATGACATCATAGATATAAAAATATTAAATTAAAAATCAGAATCAAATGATAACTCTTCATTTAGTTTAGCTTTTTGGTATTCCATTGTTCTTGACTCAAAGAAGTTACCCTTTGTTTCAACTGCAATTTGTTCCATAAACTTGAATGGTTGTTCAACATTGAATTCTTTTTTACATCCAAACTTAACCAACAATCCATCAGTAACGAATTCCAAATATTGTTTCATAAGATTGGAGTTCATACCAATAAGTGAAACAGGTAATGATTCAGTAATGAATTCTTTTTCAATCTCCAATGCAGACAATAGAATTTCTTTGATTCTTTTTTCTGATGGTTTAGTTTCCAAGTGATTATTAACCAAGTGAATTGCAAAGTCACAGTGAAGATTCTCGTCTTTGAAAATCAAACTGTTTGCATTACACAAACCTTGCATAATACCTCTCGACTTCAACCAGAAAATTGAACAGAAAGACCCTGAAAAGAATATACCTTCAACCGCAGCGAATGCCACAAGTCTCTCTTGGAAGGATGCGTTTTCAATCCAATCAAGAGCCCACTTAGCCTTCTTTTGAACTGCAGGTAGATTATCTAATGCTGTAAAACAAAGTTGTTTTTCTTTTTCGTTTGAGATATATGTATCGATGAGTAATGAATACATCAAGCTATGAATGTTTTCCATCATCAACTGAAATCCATAGAAAAATTTAGCTTCAGGATATTGTACTTCCTTTAAGAAATTTTCTGCAAGATTTTCATTAACAATACCATCAGAAGCTGCGAAGAATGATAAAATATTTTTAACGAAATATTGTTCATTTTCAGTAAGATTATTCCAATCTCTAATATCGTTAGTCAAATCTACCTCTTCAGCAGTCCAAAATGCTGCTTGATGTTGTTTGTAAAATTCCCAAATATCATTGTGCTCAATGGGGAATATAACGAATCTGTTGGGATTCTCTATTAAAATTTTTTCCATAATTAATTGTGTGTTTTATAATTGTTGTTGTTCCTTTTGTTTTCTCTTCTCCATCAATTCTTTGACTCTGTCTCTCTTCTTCTCTTCTTGTTGTTCCTCAAATCCTAAGAACGTTACTGAACTTTCAGTATCAATTTCAAGAAGTTCATTGTTGAATTTACAGTTCTCGAATACAACCCCATCCTTTCCAAGACGAGACTTTGTTATCGCGATTGTCGCCAAATTCATTTCTTTCTGTTGAAGTGTTTTTGCCACCGTGATGATGACGTGTCCAACTTGGGCCTTTTTGATTGACCCTCCCATTTGGTCGGTGGTAACCACCTCTGAAGAAATAGAACTTCTATTCCCTTGAGTTGCAGTCCAACCAACCAAGTTGAGTTCGTGACACATGGCCTCAAACCCTCTCATTACCGAACCTTCAGCTTTCCACTCGTCCTTTGATGATGACTCAGGTAATACACAATCGATATAATCTAACATAATCATATCAATTTTGTTTCCATCCGCAATCATTTTTCTAACCTGATTTTTAAGTTGGTTCATTGTCATAGTATCAGATGCCAACTTCTTCAATACAAGTTTGTTTTTCATTGTTTCTTGTATTTCAGTAATCTTAGACATTACATCTTCTCTATGTTTTGCCAACTCATCAGGTGGAATACCTGTCCATATTGTGAAGTGTTTTCTTTGGACAATTTTAGGATTGTCTTCGAAGAATACCTGAAGTACATTGTATCCCAAGTTGAATGCAGTATTTGCAATCTTGGTTAAGATAGTTGTCTTACCCACACCAGTTGGTGCAAGGATTACACCTATCTCTCCCTTAGCCAAACCACCCTTAAGTAGTTTATCGATACCTGGTATACCCATAGGTATTGGATGTCTATAGTCTTCATCCAAAACGGTTTCAAGTCCATAGAAAATATCTGTCTGTCCTTTGTCTATCTCCCCTACTTGTAGTGCCTCTCTAACTAACCCCTCCACTTTATCGTAAGATTCAAAATCTCCTTGAGTGATAATTTTTTGTGCCTTATCCATAGCTTTTTGAAGTTCTTGTTGTTTACAGAATTTCAAAGCCTTTTCTTGGACAAACTGTGTTCCTTCGAATGGTGCATCCTTAACTTGTTTTAGTGTGTCCAAAACAATTTTAGCGACCAATTCTTGTGAAACTTCAGACTTAATGATTTGTTCGAGAGTTTCGAAGTTAGGGGTTGATTCATACTTCACATAGTATTCCTTAATCATCTGTAAAAGGATTTTGAAATACTTGTTATCAAAGTATGTGGACTCGATGACATCAAGAATAGATGATGAAAAATCTTTATCTACCACAATCTGATTCAATAACTGAATCTGAAAAGTGTTTCCTAAGTAATCGAAATTTTTATTCATATATTGTATTGCTCCCCTGTGTATTATTAAATACTCACTTACTCAAATCAAAATCCAAATATTGATAAGATAATCTTTGTTCTGAAAAAATGTCAGTCAATTCTCTGAGAATGTCTTTCAAAAATGGTCGTACGTCAACGGTATAACGAACTTTGGGCGGAAAATATTTTCCATCAAAAATTCTATGACAAATTGTCGTGTCCCCATTTTTTACGAAAATGTTGAATATCTCTGGACCATCAGTATAAGAGGTATCCATAACTGAAGGGTCATGCATAATGGATTCACTATTATCCATCATGTAAATAACAGTTTTCATTTTCAAATGGTATTGTAGGTCTTCTTTAATCTCATTAATTAAGTCGTAGAATTCAATTGAGTTTTTTGCTGCCGAATTATAACCTCTGACATTGAAATACCTTTGGACAACAATATTGTCGTTAAGGGTTAGAAGGAATTCCATTTTAGTGCTGTCTTGCTCTTTCATAAAGTTTTTAATTTTTGTTTGTGTTTCTTTTTTCTTTTCGTGTAAGTTTCATAAATGGTCGGAGGAAATTTACCCAAGCCTCATCGTTCTTGGGTAGGTACTTGAAGAGTCCGTCCTCCATCATCATTCTCATCAAGTTTTTGTATCCACGGTCTGTGGGGTCTATTGTGTCTGTATGTATCTGTTCCACAAGTTCTTTCCCATCATCAGTGATTAAAGGATTGTGAAGATCCACGATTTTTTTGTTTGTTTCAAAGAATTGTTCTCCAAATGTACCGCTTTTAGTTTTACCAATCAAAATGTTCTCTAACGCCTTTGGTTTTTTCTTTTGCTCAATATTTCGTGCGTTATCCAAGATTTCTTCGATAGTACAGGATTTCTCCAACAATTCAGGAAACAATTTGACCAAAGTCTTTTCTCCCAACATTTCTATACCATCTATATTGTCGGACTTATCCCCCGTTAGAATCTTGGTTAATAAGACGTTTTGGTGGGGTATGTTGACCTTATTGATAGTAATCATGTCTCCATACCTATAATATTGTTTGGAGGTCGGAGAATAGATGGTTACCCGTTCTGATATAAGTTGAGTTAAGTCCTTGTCCGCAGAAAAAATTATGATTTCTTCATCGACAGACAATTTGGTGTAATAAGCAATAAGGTCATCCGCCTCGTTGTTAGTCATT